GCCTCGGAGGTGCCGAGGGTTCAGACCCTCCGGCGCTACTCACCACATGCATATCCGACCCGCGCAAGGCGGGCCGGCAACCGACGCGGCGCAACGCCGTCGAGGAGTGAAGGCACATGGCTCGAGGAGGAGCACGCAACCGGTCGGGCCCCAAGCCTGACGAGAGCAGCGAGCGAAGCGATCTGCGCGGCTACAAGTTGACCGCGCTGCCCGCCGAGTATGACGGGCCGATCCCTGAGTTCCCGCTGGCCGGCGCTACGAAGCGCGAGGTCGAGTTGTGGGAGCAGAAGTGGCGCGGCCCGCACGGTGCGGCATGGTCGCAACCGTCTGAGTCCTGGCGCTGCTGGGATGTGGCGTTGTGGGTTCGCACTGCCGTCCGCTGCGAGGCTGTCGACGCACCGGCTGCGCTCATCAGCAACCTGCACCGACTCGGCGACCGTGCTGGCCTGTCTACGGCCGGTCTCGCTGAGATGGGTTGGAAGGTCGCTGTCGACGAGCTGACGGAGCGGCGCGAGGACGTCCCCGAGACGACCCCTGCCGACGACGAGCTGACGGCTGCACGACTGCGAGCCATCAATGGCGGCGCCTGAGTTCGATATCGCCTGGCCGACGCTGGGTTTCCTGTGGTCTGCGTGGATCACTCGCCACTGTCGGATCCCTGACCGTCACGAGCGCGGCAAGCCGTTTGTCGAGTACGACTGGCAGCGGTGGTGCACTGCGAACCACGGCAGGGTGCGCCCGGATGTGATGCACGACCCCGAGCGACCGTTGCTCAACCAGGCGTTCCACTACCGGCGCTCGCAGGTCATTGCCCCTCAGAAGATGGGCAAGGGCCCGTGGGTGGCGTGTCGTGTGACGTTGCACGCGGTCGGTCCGTGTGAGTTCGCGGGCTGGGCGGTCAAGGGCGACCAGTACCGGTGCGAGGACAATGGCTGCGGCTGCGGCTGGGTGTATGACTACATCCCGGGCGAGCCGATGGGCACGCGCAACCCGTCGCCGCTGATTCAGATCATGGCGACATCAGAGGAGCAGGTCGCGAACATCTGGCGACCGCTGACAACGATGATCGAGCTTGGCCCGCTGAAGGATCTCCTGCTATCCCGCGGCGAGTTCATCCGCATCATCGGCGAGTCGGGCGACAAGAACATGGACCGCATCGACCGCGTTACGGCGTCGGCGCAGTCCCGCCTCGGCGCCCCGGTGTCTGAGGTATTCGGCGACGAGACGGGCCTGTTCACGGCGAGCAACAAGCTTGTCGCGGTGTGGCAGACGATGCGCCGTGGTGCTGCTGGCATGGGTGGGCGTTCGACGGAGACGACGAACGCATTCGACCCAGCCGAGAACAGCGCGGCGCAGATGACGCAGGAGTCGCAGCGTCCCGACATCTTCCGCTATTGGCGCGACCCGGACGTTCTGAAGCATCAGGACGGTACGACGCTGAAGTGGTCGGTCGGTCGTGAGCGGCGCAAGATCCTGGCGTACGTCTATGCGGGCGCAAACCACATCAACCTCGACAGCATCGAGGCGGAAGCGCTCGAGCTGATGGAGACTGACCCGGCGCAGGCTGAACGGTTCTTCGGTAACCGCAAGGTCCGCGGCAAGGGCGCATGGCTGCCTCCCGACCTGTGGGATGCGAGGTGGGCCGGTGCGTTGGCTTCCACCTCCTGAGCCCGGCACGAGCGTCTGTGGCGGCTTCGACGGGTCGGACGTGGACGACGCGACCGTGATCCGGTTGGAGACTCGCGAGGGTTTCCAGTTCACGCCGCGTTACGGCCCGGACAAGCGCCCGACGATCTGGCTGCCGGCCGAATGGAACGGTGTAACGCCTCGGCTCGAGGTGCACGCCGCGTGGGCTGAGATCGCGCAGACGTACAGCCTTCGCCGCGTCTACTGCGACCCGTTCAAGTGGTCGACCGAGATTGAGGGCTGGGCGCTGCTGTACGGCGAGGACACGTTCGTCGAGTGGCGCACTAACCGGCCGCGTCAGATGCATGACGCGCTTGACCGTTTCACCACAGACCTGGCGTCGCGGGCGATCTCGCACGACGGCTGCCCGACGACGGCGCTGCACATGGGCAACGCCCGCAAGATCGCTGGCACGAGGGATACCTACATCCTCGGCAAGCCTGCACAGCATCAGAAGATCGACGCCGCTGTGACGTCGGTACTTGCTCACGAGGCCGCCTCGGATGAGCGCGCCGCTGGTTGGGGCGCACGTTCCGCACTCACTCGCGTCACTGGCCGGGTTTCCGCTCACTGACACCACCGGAAGGGGGCCTCGTGCCGACCAATGCACAACCTGAGCCCCTGAGCCCCGAGTGGTGGATTGCGCGCCTTTACAAGCGTCTGAGCGACCGTCGCGTGTTGGTCGATCTGTTCAGCGACTACTACGCGGGTGAGCACCCGTTGCCGTGGTTGGCACCGCAGGCGCGTGACGAGTTCCGGCGCCTGGTGCGGATGACGCGGTCGAACTACATGGGTCTGGTTTGTGACGCGGTTGCCGAGCGTGAGCAGATCGAGGGTTTCCGCTTCGGGCGCGACAGTGCCGCGGACGCCGACACCTGGCGGATCTGGCAGGCGAACCAGCTCGACTCGTACAGCGACCAGGGCATCCTCGAGGCGCACATCACGGGCCAGTCGTACATGCTCGTGGCCCCGAACCCGAAGGACTCCCGTACGCCGTTGGCGTGGATGGAGCACCCTTCTCAGGCCATCGTGGAGTTCGTGCCGGGTATGGGCCGGCGCGAGCGTGCTGCGGGCCTGAAGGTCTGGAGTGACGACTGGACGGGGATGCTGCACGCGACCCTGTACCTGCCGGAGTGGATCTACAAGTTCGAGGCTCCCCGCCCGACTGGCGGGGTCGACCCGCAGCGCGTGACGTGGGCCGAGCGTCGCGTCACCGGGGAGTCGTGGCCGGCGCGCAACGTGCTGGGCGAGGTTCCGTTGGTGGAGATCGCGAACCGTCCGCGCCTGCTGCACGGTGGTGTTTCTGAGATTGCCGACGTGATCGACATTCAGGACCGTGTCAACAAGACGATCTTCGACCGGATGCAGACGCAGGAGTTCGGCGTCGACCCGCAGAAGTTCGCCTCGGCGTTCCCCGACGAAGACGCGCAGGGTAACCCCAACGTCGTCGAGTTCGGCCGGAACCGCATGGTGACCACCGACGTGGCCGAGACTCGCTTCGGCAACTTCGCGGTCGCCCCCCTGTCACCGGTGCTCGAGGCCAAGCGCGAGGATGTCAAGGACATCGCGTCGCGCACCCGGACGCCGGCTCAGTACCTCCTCGGCGAGATGTCGAACGTCAACGGCGAGACGCTGAAGGCGTCGGAGTCTGGCCTTGTGTCCAAGGTGCGTCAGTCGTGCCGGACCCTTGGCGAGGACTTCGAGACGGGCGTGCGGCTCATGCGCAAGGCGGCAGGGCTGCCCGGTGCCGATGAGTCGATGGAGACCATGTGGCGAAACCCGGAGTTCCGCACCGAGGGCGAGCTGACCGACGCGACGGTGAAGAAGGTCCAGGCGGGCCTGATCTCGCTGCGTCAGGGCCGTGAAGACCTCGGTTACACCGCCGCACAGATCGCCCGCATGGAGCAGGAAGACGCGGTCGGCCTGCTGAACCTGGGGGTCGGCGATGCTGGCCTCGGCGCGTGACCTCGACGCCCAGCAGAAGGCGATAGCGCGCAGAACCCTCATCGCGGCCCGTAGTGCCCGGTTTGGCAGCCTCTCCCGCCTCGTGGACACGGTTGCGACCGGGCAACGGTTCGCAGCCGCTACGGCCCTTGTAGCGGTTCCGCGGATGCTGGCCGAGCAGGGCATCGACGACACCGCCGACGCCGAGGTGCAGTTGCGGTCGCTGACCTACACCGCCTCGGACGGTCGTTCGCTCGATGGCCTCATGGACTACACCCGAACCGAGGAAGTCACCCGCGGCCAGTTCGACCGCATCGTGCTCACCCAACTCTCGGACGTGGCCCGCTCCGCGTCCGTCGTCGGTGCCGCGGTTCGCCCGGCCGTGACTGGCTACGTGCGGATGCTCGAGGCGCCGTCCTGTTCCCGGTGCGCGGTCCTGGCGGGCAAGTTCTACCGCCGCAACACCGGGTTTCAACGGCACCCCAAGTGCGACTGTCGGCACGTCCCGTCACGGGAGAACGTGGCCGGCGACGTGACCACCGACCCGGCTGCCTACTTCGACTCGCTGCCCAAGGCCGAGCAGGACCGGGTCTTCACCAACGCGGGCGCTGAGGCGATCCGCGCCGGTGCTGACGTGAGCAAGGTCGTCAACGCCCGCCGCGGGATGACCACGGCGCAGACCGTCACTGGTCGCCGCCGCCTCGTCTCGCGCGACGTGTTCGGTCGGCCCCTCTACACGACCACCGAGGCCGCCAAGCGTGGCGCGGTGCGGCTCATGCCCGAGTCGATTGTCGAGCTCGCCGGCCCCGACCGTGCCGAGCTGATGCGGCTGCTGAAGTCGCACGGCTACACCACCTAGACCATCCCGAAGGCGCAAGGCCGACGGGACTTCTCCGCAACGGAGGAACCATGCCGGACAACGGCGAGAACACCGCACCCGTCGAGGGCGCAGAGCAGGGCACGGAACAGGTCACCGAACCCGCAATGGGCGAGGAGAACCTGGGCGACGCAGGCAAGCAGGCGCTCGACCGCATGAAGGCCGAGCGCAACGAGGCCGCCAAGCGCGCCAAGGCGCTGGAGTCGGAGCTTGAGAAGTTCCGTCAGGCGTCGATGTCCGAGACGGAGAAGGCCATCGCGGAGGCTGAGGCCAAGGGCCGCACCGCCGCCGCAACCGACTTCGGCAAGCGCCTCGCCAAGGCCGAGATCCAGACCGCCGCAGCGACGGCGGGCCGTGATCTCGGTGGCGTCTTCGACTACCTCGACCTGTCCCGCTTCGTGCGGGAGGACGGGGAGCCCGACACCAAGGCGGTCGAGGCGTTCGTGAACGGTCTGCCTGACCGCACCCCCTCCGCGCCGTCGTTCGACGGCGGGCCGCGCGCATCCGCGCCGGCTTCGGGAGACATGAACCAGGCACTTCGCCGGGCTGCTGGCCGGGCGTAACCCGCAGCACCAGTCGGGCACGGCTGGCACCGCTGCTCAACCCTCAACGACCTAGGAGGTCACCGTGCCCTTCAACAACCTCGTCTCGCGCACGAACGCGCAGGCGCTCATCCCCGAGCAGGTGTCCAACGACATCCTCGGTGGCCTCACCAACCGCTCGGCCTCGCTGAACCTGTTCAAGCAGGTTCGCCTCGCCACGAACCAGACGCGCATGCCGGTCCTGTCGGCCCTGCCCACCGCGTACTTCGTCAGCGGTGACACCGGTCTCAAGCAGACCACTGAGGTCGCGTGGGCCAACAAGTTCCTGAAC